GACCCGGACATCCCCGAGGGGGCCACCCCGGGGAGTCCGGACAGAGCAATCAATGGGATCTGGCGACCCCGGTGCTATCTGGCAGACTTACTGTAGCACCACCGCCGGCCAATTACAAGCCCGGGAGGCCGCTGCATGAGCAGATGGCTACGGTGGTTAGAGTGGTGGGCGGAACTCTTTGCGAGCACTACGGCATCCCGCACGAGCAGGCCCACGACGCGCTCGGGGACGTCCGGGCTACCGTCCTCCTCGCCCGCCACCTGTGCGGGCTCTGCGGGCTGGAGCTTCTGTAGGGGAGCCACTTGGGCGAAAGCCGGCGGGGCTTGTGGTTGGGTAGGGCACGCGGTAGACTGTCGCCGTTCAAGGAGAAAGCCTATGCCCAACGTCCGGCAAGTGGGGGCTGTTCGTTTCACACGGCGCGAGACCCTGGAGGCCCTACGAGAGCTCTCTCGGGACTCGGGTCGGCCCCAGACCGATGTAGTGCATGACCTCGTGACCCTCTTCGGCCCTGCTTATCTGCGGGCTCTCGCCGCAGCCGATCGCACCATGGTAGACGTCGCTAGCCGGGTCACCGACTTCGCCCTGCCTGGGGACGCCGCTCCCCGTGGTCTCGCGGCGGAGAATGTCTGATGTACGGCAAGATCTTCGAGACCATCTTTGACTCCTCGATAATGGAGGAAGACATTGAAACCCGTTACGTCTGGCACTGCATGATCGTCCTCGCGGATGTCGACGGAAACGTCGACATGACCGAGGAAGCGCTGGCACGGCGCATCAATGTCACGGTGTCCACAGTGTCCACAGCCGTCCACAGATTGACGCAACCGGACCCACGAAGTCGTTCCGCGGACGAAGATGGTCGTCGGCTTATCTTGCTCGACGAACGCCGCTCCTGGGGCTGGCACCTGGTCAACCGGGAGCGATATCGCGACATCAGAAGTCCTTTGGATCGAAGGGATTACTTCCGAGAACAGAAGAGGCGTAAGAGGGCGGAAATCAAGATGTCCACATGTGGACAAAGTGGACAGTGTGGACGGTCCACCGCGTCCACCAAGGCAGAGGCAGAGGCAGATATAGAAGAGAAGACACCTCCTTCGGAGGTGCGTCCCGCTTCGCTGGACGCTGGGCCACCAGCTCGCAAGCGGGAGAAGGGCGACGACTCCAGTCCGAAGAAGCCTCCGGCCCGGTACCTGTCCCTGGACAAGGGCGTGAGCATGCTCGACCGCTACCCGGAGATCGATAACCCCGAGACCCGCGAGGCGCTCCGGGAGTTCCTGGAGGTCGCCGAGGGGGAGGGTAAGGCGCTTTCAGCTCCCGCCATCACCCAGCAGCTCAAGGTCTGCCGAGAGCTCGGCCCCGCCCGCGCTCTGGCAGCCCTGCGCAACTCGGCCCAGCGACGGCTCTCGACTGTCATGGAGCCGTTCGCGGATCAAAGGCGCAACGGGAATGGGTCGAGTCGAGGCGAAACCCGCCGGTTCAGTCGGCACGAGGCCGAGGTTCTAGCGGAAGCTCAGGGCCAAGAGGTCATGCGCGCCGGTGGCTCCCGGGCGGAAGCGGCTCGACGCAGGCCGGAGCTGTTTCCCGACGGCTGAACTGGCTCGATCTGAACAGGTTCAAACCTTTACTGCCGAGCAATGGATCGGAGGAGAGTATGGCTGAACCCAACGAAACAGCACTACCCGCGTTGTGGCGGAAGTTTCTCGACGAAGTGGTCGAGAGGACGAAAGCGGAGGCGCCGGAAGTCGCTGCTGGAGATCCGTACCGAGCCCTGGAGCTCTACCTGAAGATCGAGGCGGAGGCGGTCCGCCTCGCGGTGACACTCGCCCATGCCGGCATCGCGCCCCTGAACCTTCTGCCGAAGGCGGAGGAGATCGCTCGCCACCTGCGCACCCGTCTCGGCCTTCCGGCCGATCCCCCCACCCTTGACAGCCTACCGCCGGCCGCCCTACCGTAGAGGAGGCGAAAAGACCATGCAAGGCGAGCACTCGAGACAGGTCATCACCGACGATCCGGCAAACCCGGTCGCCGTAGATTACGCTTGGCACGAGTATCCGCTCGAAAACTTCTCCATGTCCGTCGAAGTATCGCAGTGCTTGGCATTCATGGGTTCAGAGCGCCTGCTTGCCCACTTTCGCTGGAAGATGGCGCGACTCCCCGAGATGGGCGTTCTCCGAACCCCGGATGGGTGGGTCGAGGCTTTCAAAGAGGCGCTCTACACCCAGTTGGCGAGGAGCCGTTGGGCGGCTTTACGACAACTCTCGGGCTGGGCACGGCGCAACTGGCCTGTTCGTTACCGGGTCTGGGAAGCGTTGGCGCTCGTACCGGGCCTTCAGGACCAACCTCTGCCCCGGCAGTGCGGAGCGGTCAAAGTCGCGGTTTTCCGGCCTTCGACGGGGAGGGCGGCATGAATCCGACCTATTTTCCTGAGTCCAACCTACTCCTGACGGCGCCTCCGTCCATGCCGGAGTGCCTGCCGCTTCCGGTCCGCCGCTGCGTCGCAACAGAGGACAAGCCGGGCAGTTACATCTCCTGCTGGGAGCCCACTTCAGAGGAGAGAGCGATCATCGCGGCCGGCGGGCCGGTCTGGGTCTACGTCGTGGGCGACGGAGCTCCGCCGCCGATCGCGGTCTCGGGGGTGATCCCGTTCGTCGCGAACCGGGCTCGACTGGAGCGGATCGGAGCCGAGGACGACGCGGAGGTCGAGCGGGAGGTGGTGGAGGGCTTGCTCTCGCACCTGGAGGCACAGGGAACCGCGCCGACCGTCGACGCCGTCCAAAGCGAGCCGCGAGACAGCGAGGTCAAGCATCCCCCGGAGAAGGCCCACTTCGTAAACTCTCGCATCGCGAAGGCGGGGGTGTAAATGGCCCTCGTCGCCATCCACCTGCACCCGGTGGACCTCACCGACACCGACCGTACAATCGCAGTCCTTCAGCAACGTATCGACGCCCTAGAACGGGCAGAGGAGACGCGCAACATGGCCCTGACCGCCGCAGTGCAGGCCGTAGTCGACCAGGTAGCCGCGACCCACGGCGCCGTCGAGTCCCAGACCGCCCTCATCCGTAGCGTGCCCCAGATGATCGCCGACGCCATCGCGGCGGACCGAGCCGCCAACCCGTCTCTAACGGCGGAGGACTTCACCGCGCTCGAGAAACTCCGGGCCGACCTCGCGGACGAGAAGACCCAGGTGGAGCTCGCGGATGCGGTGCTGACGAACCCGCCCGCCGAGCAGGAGCCGGCGACGCCCCAGACGCCCCCGCCTCCGCCGGTTGCCGGCGCCTAGAGCTCCTCAGTGGCGGGGAAGGACGCCCCCCAGGGAAGTTCCTCCGATCCTCCCCCTCCCCGCCACCCCTTTTTAGCTCGGTTCCTGCTCGATCTCGATCTGAAGCCCCACCACCCGGAAGCCCGATTCCCCCTCTTCCTCACCGCCGACACCCGCCTCCCGCGCCTTGGCGGCGGCCCAAGCGTCGTAGAGGGCGAAGCGGGCCTTGAAGGCGCCTGGATCGAGCTTGGCGGCCCTGGCTTCTGGGCTGAAGAGGAGCCGCAGGTCGTGCTCGATGAAGCCGGCGCGGGCGCCATCGGGGGTGAGGGCGGTCAGGGCGGCGACGTCGGGCGGGGTCTCGAGTCCGAGCATTGCCTCCAGCTGGAACATCCTCTCCGCGAGCTCCACCTGGCGCCACAGCAGCCGGTCCAGGATGACGAACCACGCGGGATCGGCTGCGGCCGGCTGGTCCACCCGGCGAACCTTGGGCTTCAGGACCGTGTTCACCAGCCCCTTCTCGTGGGCGAGCGGCGGGGTGACGTCGATCGCCTCCTCCTCGGTCGTCGAGAGGCTGGCGCCCGCGCTCCTCTCCAGCTCCTGCCAGGCGCGCCGCTCCAGGAGAACGTAGGTCTGGCGCATGGTCTCCAGGCGGTCGTATTGCCGCCGCATGAGCTCGCGGCCCTGGGCGAGGTTGGACGCCTGCATGCGCTTCTTCAGGCGGTTGAAGTCACCGAAAAGCGTCTGGCGGGATAGCCGGGAGTGCTCGACAAACTCCTCGGCGGCTTCAGGGGGGAGATTGCGCTCCTTCGCGATCTGGCGGGCCTCCTCCGCCCGGAAGGCGTTCAGCTCGTCCAGGATCTCACCGGGGGATTTGAGTTTGCACTTCCCCTCCAGGATAATCGCGAGATCCCTTTCGGTCACGATCGGGTTGCGCTTCGGGGCGGAGCTACGGCGGGGCATTAGTCGGCTCCCAAAAGAGGTCGAGCGCGCGCGGCCTCACGACGCCTCCCGCCACCCCGCCTTGCGGAGTAGCTTCTCGCCCTTGGAGCCGCGGCGGACCTCGATCTTGCCGCCGCGGGTGAGGGTGACGATCTGGGGCACGGGCGCGGTTGCTCGCGCGAGCTCGCGGCGGATCTTGCGAGAGGTCGGGCTATTCATTCGGCGCCACCCATCCTGCGGTCTCGTGCAGCTCCCCTTCGATGCGATCAGCATCTAGCCCGAGGGGTATCAACCACCGTAGGTTCGGGATCACCGGCAGGCCGGGAAGGGCTTCGAGGGGATGCACCTCTATCGGTTCGTCGCCCACGCCGTGCAACTCCGCCATCTCGGTCTCGTCCACGTAGGCGATGAAGAAATGCACCTTCCAGCCCTTCCCGCCCAGCACCACGAAGAGCCGCCAGTCCTGTGCGTCTCCCCATGCCTCCTCCAGGAACTCTCGGCGCATCGCGGCAAGCGGCTCCTCACCGTCCTCGATGTGTCCCCCCACGCCGTTGAGCTTGCCCGCCTGCCACGCCGGTCGCGCCTTGCGGACCAGCGCGACGGTTTGGTTGTGGTAGTCGACCGCGAACCCTGCGACGTACTCTACCGTCTTCACGCTGTTCATGCTCGCCTCCGAAAAAGGCCGGCCCTCCCCCCTAGGCGCAGGAGGGCCGGGCGGGGCCGCGGACCATCCGCGCCCCAGGTTCATCGGCTCGCCTCGAAGAGGACGGGCTGCACAGCCTCTCGCTTTCGGGCGTTCAGGCGGCGGCGAAGCTTGCCTGTCTCCTCGGCATGGCAGGGCCGAAGGCACAGGAGCCGGAATCCGTCGAGGCCGCAGCAGCCGCCACCTTCCGAGACCGGGACGACGTGGTCAAGCTCGTAGCGAATCATGCCGGCCTTCAGGCCCGTTTTCAGCGCCTCGTGCATGCGCTGAAGGTGCCGATAGTCTGCCTCGTAGCGCCGGATGCTGCGGCCAAGCCAGGACTCGGGTACGACGCGGCGCAGCACTGTGTACTCGTGGTCTTTCGGCCAGAGCTTGCGCCCGCATTTGCCGCAGCGCCAGCCGTCCCTCTCCCCTACATGCCGGAGGGCGAGGAGCGGCTGCATGCGGATGCCCGCCTCGAAGTCGCACGCGGCTGAGCAGTACCGGCGACGCCCCCGTGGGAGCGGGTTCGGGCACCAGGCGCAGAGCTTGCGGCCGTCCGCGTCGAGCCCAGTCGGGAGGTCGAGGGCGGTGACGTAGCGCATGAAGCGGCGCGGATCATCGGCCGGCCAGGGCCAGGGGGGGAGGGGGCGGGTGCTCATTCGCGCCCCTCAGGGGCGCGAGCGGCGCCCTGTGCGGTCATGAAGTCGCCGACGCCCGCGATGCGCTTCTCGGCCCGCACGGCATCGATCTGGAGGGCCTTGACCTCCCCACAGATCGCGTCGAAGGGCCGTCCGTAGGCGACCGGGTGGCCGAAGGTGCGGAGGGTGAGGCGCCTCATTCTCCCCCCAGATCGCGCCAGCCGGTGGAGAGGTGGACCCGGGGCCCCGAGGCGTTCTCGATCAACTCGCCCTGGGTAGTCGCCAACGCATCAACTTTACAATGCGGGCAGAAGAGGGCCAGGGTGTCGTCGGGGTAGACGTAGGTCATACCTTCAAGGATAGCGAGGTCCTCGAAATACAGCCCCTCCCACGCGTCGACAGTGAAAACGGCCAGGCAGAGGCCGCAGGCTGGGCAGGTGATGATCTCTCCTTCGTAGGCGATGAGGCACTGCGAGAGATCGACTTCCATGAGTCCGCTCAATGCCTCTCCCCCAGCCCCATCCCCGCCGCCCGCACCAGGTCCGAGACCGAGGAGGCGCGACCCTCGGAGACCAGCGCCTGTGCCCTGGCGAGGAGGTCGGCGGGAAGCTCGAGCGGGAACTGCCGGAGCCGCGCTAGTCCCGGCCGGCCTACTTCCAGGTCCCGGTCCTCCTCCATGCGCTGGATGAGCACGAGGAGGGCCACGCGGATCGCCCCGGCCCGCTTCAGAGTCCCGCGGTTCCGGTCCACGACCGCCAGGACATCCTCCCCGAGGAGAGGGGTGATGCGCACGGGCGCGGCGTCGTTGCGGGGCGGCCGGCCGCGGCGGGGGGCGGTCAACGGGACCCCCTTCGCAGCCAGGCCATCGCGGCGCCCAGCAAGCCGGTCAGGGCGGAGCCAGCGAAGGCGAGTTCTGCGCGAAGCGGCTCAGGATGGGTGAGGCAGCGGGCAAGGCCCAGGAGGTCGACGGCTACCAGCGCAACGCAGACCGCGAACCACCAGCACCAGGAGATGCGGAGGATCACGGCCTTACCTCGCAGCTCGCCGCTGGCGAGCACCAGCCCATAACCGGGTGGAACTCCGTCCAACCGTGTTGGAGATCCTCCTCCACCCACTTCCCGCACATCTTAATCTGGAGGCCCTTGGCGGGCCGGGGGAGAGGGTGGCCCGGCACGATCTCCCCGAGGACGCACGAGCCCCGGCGCTGGGTCATCGTCCAGTGCAGGGTTGCCGGATCGGAGCAGACCCAGACATGGAGGTCGCCGTCCTTCTCGCGGCGGGTCGATTCGACAAAGCCCACCGCGCAGACGAGCTGGCCCGGGCGGAGGCGGAGGGCTTTGTGCTGGTACTGCGAGAGCTGGGTGGCCGGATAGGTAGGGAACGGCGCGTCGGCCGCGGTGGCGCTGCCTGGGACCAGGAGGCCGACCGCCATGAGGATGAGGAGGACCACAACCCGGAACGCATGCGGCGGCAGGGTGGCTAGCAGGGCATCGGGCGAGGAGGTCACCCACGTCTTGCGCTTCGTGAGGATAGCGCCGTTCGCGAAGGCTAAAACGGCTCCTTCCTGGTCCTTCTGGGCGTAGTGGGCTAGAAGGTGGCCGACGAGCTGGCCGTCCCGGAAGACCGGGAAGGCCGGAGGGCCGGCGGCGCGCCGTTCGGCCTGGAGCATCTCGCCGCGAGCCCGGCAACCCGCGGAGTCGGCCAGATCCTGCCGAGCCTGCCGCTCCAGTTCGGCGCGGTCCTTCTGGCGGAGCTCCTCGGCGGCTGCGGCCCCTGGAGTCTTCCCGACAACGCTGGCCAGGGCGCCCTCGGAAACCACCGCGCCGCCTTGCCACAGGGCTAGGCCGGCCCGCTCCAAGAAGCGAGCGGCCTCTTCGTCGTCTCCCCTTGTGGCCCGCGCCGCGAGCCGGTAGAGCTGCCCACGGGCCTCCTCCCGAGACCACCTGAAGCGGCGACCGCGGAGGAAGAAGCGGGCCAGAGGGCGCCGTAACTGCGAGAGCGGCCTCAGAACGCGCAGCCGCCAGCCCAGGAGCAACAGGCCGGCCAGGAGAACCCCGGCGCCAAGGAGGACGGGGAGGGCATCGGCGAAGCGGCTCACGGCGCTACCGCCCGGTGGCGAGGGATGATCGGGGTTCCGTGGCAAGTGGCGCAGGCTGCGGCCAGCCAGCGGCCGGAGCACTCGGGGCAGGCGATCTCCTGCTGGCGGCTGTCGAAGACTCCGCGGAGGCTGTCGCTTCCGCGGCAGGCGCGGACGCGCTTCCCATCGATGTTGAGGCGGGGGCGGGACATGTTAGGACTCCTTTCTGGTCTCTCGGCCAGCCTTGACCAAGGCGGCGTGAGCGGCTACGGCGGGGCATCCCGGCGCATGCACAAGAGGCCCGACCAGCAACCCGGCCTCGTTTTTCGGAGCATGGGCCCGGCACCATTCGCAGTAGGAGCCGGTCTCGCTCGACGCGAGCAGGCCCTCCAGCGCATCGGCCAGCTCGAGGGCGGCGGCGAGGAGGAGGGCGTTGGCGCGGTCCTCCTCGGGCGGGATCGTGGCGTTCCGGCCGAAGGTGTCCGCTATCGTGAACGGCCGGTTCCGGTCGAGCGGATCACAGCAGGCCGCCGCATTGATCTGGTAGTAGGAGTTCTCTTCGAGCCCGGCGGTGACGCGCACTTCCTCCGCGACCCACCGCTCTTGAGTGTGCCCGCTCACGCATCCACCCCCATCCGCGCCAGCGCCTCGGCGACTCGGGTCGGCAGGCCCTTGGGGCCGGCGATCTTGAGGCGCGCCGGCCAGAACTCCTTCTCTAGCTCGACCGCGAACAGCCGCTCCCGGCATGCGTCGGTCATGTGCTGGGCGAGTCGGGCCTGGTCTACCAGCTCCGGGTCGAAGCTGGTGACCCAGCCGGCGATGATACCGCCCGCAAAAGCGACGAGCTTCCACGGCGCGTGAGGGTCGTATTTCTCGCCCTCGGCCGGCCGGTACTGGCAGGCGGGGATGAGGAAGAAACGGACGATGCGGTCGACCAGGGAGTCGAAGGCGTTGGGCTGCGGGTCGAGCGCCCTGACCATTCCCTCGAAGGCGGCCCGGCCCTGGTCGGGATCGGCCCACTTCAGATCAAGCCGGCCACCGGCCCAAACCTCCTCGACCCGGAACTCGACGTCCTCGCCGCTCGCATTTCTGATCTCCATGGCGCTCTCCTTTTCCATGTAGGTCATCCTACTACAGTTTTAATCCGGGCGCAAGGCGGGTGCTACCCTTGCCCCGTGCGGGACCTCCCCCTCTATCCAGGCCAGCTCCGTGCCGTCCAAGCTCGCGGCCGGGAGCTGCTCCTCGCCGCCGAGCCGCGCTCGGGCGCCTCTCACGCCCTCCGGGTGATGGCGATCCTTCGGGCGGCGATGGAGCGCAAGCTGGCGGTCGCCATCGCGGCGGCAGACGATCGCACGCTTCGCGAGCAGCACATGGAGGGGCCGGGCGGGATCTGGGAGCTGCTCCGCGAGGGGCCGGGGCTCGGGACCGGGGATGTCCGCTGGCTCCCCGGTGGCATCGCCCGGCTCAAGAACGGCTCGACGATCCAGCTCACCACCTGGGAAGCCGCGGCCCGCCGAACCTGCGATCTCCTCCTGATCGATGACGGGGACGAGCTCGGCCTCCCCGCCTTCCAGCGGCTCCGCGAGAAGGCGCTCGCGGGCCCGGGCCAGGGCGAACTCCCGCGGCTCGTCCTGGTCTCGCACCGCCCGGAGGAGGGTTGGGTGCGCGAGCACTGGCGCTCCCTGAACGGTGACGGTGGCCGGGCTGCACTGCTCGCCTCGGAGCTGCCGGCTGCGCTGCGAGGTCAGATCATCGCCGCCGTCCGCGAGACCTTCAAGGCGTTCATCGTCCGACTGCTCCCCGCCTTCCAGTGGCATCAGCACGTAGAGCTCATGGTCGATACCGCTCAGCGGGTCGTCGAAGGGGAGATCATCCGACTCCTGGTGTCGGCTCCGCCCAGGTACTACAAGTCCCTGATCTGGTCGAGGCTCCTGCCGGCGTACTTCCTGACCATTCGACCCTTTGAGTGGACGGCGGTCTTGTGCGCCGGCGGGGACCTCGCTTTTGAGATGAGCTCGGACGCCCGCGCCTTCTACGCCAATGCCGGTGGCGCCTTCCGGCTCGACTCCATGAACAAAATGCTTTGGCGGACGCTCAAGGGTGGCGGCATGTGGGCCCGCGGCATCGACGCCGGGACCCTGGGGCGCGGCTACAGCCTCGGGGTCGTAGACGACCCCTTCCAGAACATCAAGGAGGCGCTCAAAGCCCACGTCCAGGAGAACGCGGAGCAGTTCTTCTGGCGGACGTTCTACAACCGGCGAAACCTGGACGGCGAGCGGCCGGCCGCCATCGTGGTCAACCATCAGGCCCTCGCGGAGCACGACCTCCGGGGCCGGATACTCCAGCGCGAGAGGGAGGAGAAGCTCCCGGCCGAGGGGTGGACCGTCCTCCACCTGCCCGCCTTCAAGCGAGCCCCGCGCATGGCGTGGCCGCGGACGGTGACCGTGATTCCGGACCACCGGGAGCCGGGCGAGCCGCTCTGCCCCGCCTTAGAGGACGCTGCGGCGCTCAAGAAGCTGGAGAACATGGACGGCAACCTTTTCGCCGCCATCCATCAGCAGGACCCGCTCCCCGACAAGGGCGGCGGCCTTTTCGAGCGGTGGTGGTGGAGCTTTCCCTGCACCAGGGACGCCCTCCTCGTCGTCTGGCAGGCGCTCGAGACCAAGGAGTTGACCGCCCTCGTCAACGCTTTGACCGAGGCCGGCCTGATCCCGCTCATGGAGCGGGAGGCCCGGGCCTGGGACTATGCCGCCTCCCTGAAGGGCGAGGGCGACGCTTCCGCCTCGACCCGCGGGGGAATAACCGCCCGCCAGGAGGTGCTCTACACCCACGCCGCCGAGTACTACTACCCGGCGAGCGCGCTGAAGGGTCTCATCTTCGAGGTGGCGGCCCAGGACGGGCCCGGCGTCGAGATCGTCCTCCCCCAGGACCCCGCGGCGGCCGGGAAGATCCTGGCGACTGAGTGGGCGGAGGAGCTCCGGGCCGAGGGTTACATGGCGACGATCGTCTCGACGGCGGGCTCGAAGCGGGTCAGGGCGACTGGGCATGCCGGGGCGGCGGCCCCGCTCCGGGACGCCAAGGGCCAGGAGGACGGGCGGATGGGCCGCTGCTTCATCCTTCCCGACGTCTGGGGCGAGCCGTGGAACGACCTCTTCTGCTCCCGCCACCAGGCTTTCGACGGCGTGACGAAGCCGCTAGACCTCGTGGACGCGACCTCGTACCTGTTCAACGAGCTGAAGCTATCGAGCTTCCTACTTGGTGGCGGGATCGGCTAGTTCAATGGTGTTGCGGCACCCGCAGCGGGTTGGGATAGCCGGCCGGTAGAAACCCCTGCAAGTCCTTCTTGATGTAGTGCCCAGCCCCGACCTTCTGAAGGAGGTCGACCATCCGAAGCGCGTAGTCTCTCCAATCCGTTGTCCTCGTCATCGGCAGGTAGTTGACCCGGCCGACTTTGTAGAGGTCTACGAAGGTGTGGGTCTCCTGGACGATCGTGAGGCTCGCCTCGACGTCCAGGGTCGGCTCCAAGCTGACCCAGGTGAAGATCCCTGCATCGTGGAAGGCGCGAAGGGTGGCGATGCGCTCGGCCGGGAGCGCGGCGCCGCGCTCCCACTTCGCGGAGAAGGCCGGGTCGAGGGAGGTCAGAGTTGAGGCGAAGGCGTCGCGGTCAGGCCGGAAGAGGTCGAGGTCCCGGAGCGCCCTGCCGCCGCCCTTCGTCAGGGTGCAGAAGCCAAGGCCATGGTCCCGGAGCACCGCGAGCACCTGCCGGGTGAGAAGGTGGTGCTCGGGCGGGTACGGGTCCGTCGTGAAGCTGAGCATGACCTGCTCCGTGATTCCGGCCGCCTGGTACTTCTTCGCCTCCCGGGTGAGCTTCGCTAGGAAGCCGGGCCGCGGGACGGCGCCCGCGTCGAACTCGGCCCGTGGCATCCGGAGGACGGCCGGCACATAGCAGTAGGCGCACTTGTGACCGCAGCCGCGGTACGGGTTGGCGGCGAGCGGAGCGTACTCCCCCGCCTGGCCGGCCGGGGCGTAGATGTGCGTGCAGCCAGGGAGGGCGGGGCTCGGCGCGGTCACCGAGCGCTCGCCTTCTGGCGCCACGGCGCGAGCGAGGGGTCCTTGAAGAGGGGGCAGTGCTCGCGGTGGACATCGCGGTCGCGGTCGTGGCCTCCGCAGGTGCAATTCACGGCGGTCTTCTCGGCAGCGTTGTTTTTCATGTAGGCCATCCTACTACAGTTTTATTCGCCCCGCAAGTCCAACCCGCGCCCTCTGTTACACTCTCCGCCGTGGACCCCGCGCTCTACGCTCAGGTCAAGGCTGCCGCGCTGCGCTTCTGCCGGCAGGTCGCCGCCGAGGGATTGCCCTGGGACGAGGCTCTTGGGGAGGTGCGGCGTGAGATCGCCACCGAAAGGGGGAAGGAGCGGCAGGAGGAGCTCCAGGCGCTGGAGCTGGTCCTCGGGGTCGTCCACGACTGCGCCGAGCTGGGGCGGGCGCTTGGGGGCCCCCCCCAGCCCACCCTCCAGACAGCCACGGTCGAGGGGCCAGCAACGGGGGCCAGCGTCGCCTTGCCAGGAGGCCTATGACTGCCGAGCAACAGGAGCGGCGCCAGGCGTGGCTCGAGCAGTGGCGGGCCAAGCGAGGGCATCCGCGGGCTCGGATGCCGGGCCACGGCGGCCCTTGGCCGCGCAAGGCCGCCCGCCTGGACGACGACTTTCCCGCGAAGCCGGCACCCGCCCCGGTGACCTGGACGCTCCCCGAGCTCGTAGCGGCCGGCTGGTCTTCCCGCTCGATCGCGGCCGTCCTCGGCATCCCGCTCGCGGAAGCGAGGGCGGCCCGTGGATAGGCTCACCATTCCGGCCCGGGTATGGGCTCACGGGTGGCTGGTTGTCGACTTTCGCGCACTCGGGCGCGTGGACGCCGACGGGGAATGGGAGCGCGTCGGTAAGCTCGCCACACCCGAGCACCCGTTGGTAGGCGTAATGCCGGAGGGCTTGGGCATCCATGGATAGCCGACTCCTCCCTTGGCTCGCCGTGGTCGGCTGGCTCTGCCTGACGCTCGGGCTCTGGGGCTGGGTCGGGGTGGCGGCATGGTGGGTGTGGCCGCTCTCCGCCGGTGTCGGGCTCCTCCTGGCGGCGGCCGGCTACGGCTGGGCGTATGTGCTCCAGCTCCGAGCCGCGAGGCCGCGGACGGTCCCGGAGGAGGTCGCGACGTGAAAACCCCGACTTTCGAGGACGACCTTCGGCGCTACGGTAACCATGTGCGGACCGGGGACTTTCTATCCCTCAAAGCCGCGGTCGCGGCCGATCCGAAGCACGGACCGCTGGCGTACGCCCTGAGTGCATTCGTCGGCACGATCTTTCCCGCCCTGGTCTTGACCGATCCCGCCGTCCCGCCCGATTGCGTGGACTTCATCTCGGGCGGGGAACGGCGGCGGTTCCGCTTCGACGGGACGGAGATGTCGCTGTGATAATTCGCCACGGCGGCCATGCCCGAGAAGAGTTGAAGGCTGTCGAGAGGCAGTTCGTCCTCGAACTGCTCGCCGAGCGGGAGGAGACGGCCTGGGGGATCCTGGAGGGCCTGGCGGTCGCGTACAACCGCGACTTCGACCTCGGCAACAGCTCGGGGAACTTTTCGTGGGTCCAGCTTCTCCTCGACGATATGGGGGCGGCTGGCCTGATCCGCGAGTCTCCCGACCCCGATGCGATCGGGTACTACGCCCTCGCGGAGCCCGCTTGAAAATCAGCCTCGCCCGCGCCCTCGCCGAGGCGCCCGAGCTACGAAAGGCGGCCTCCCCCGCCTCCCAGGATACCGCCCTCTCCCCCGTCCAGTTCACGGGCGGCTTCGGCGGCTACGCTGGCGGCCAGCCGCTTCAAACCGATTGGGACGAGCGGCGCGCCCACCTAGAAGGCTTCCAGGGCTCCGCGTTCCCGTTCATGTGCATTGACCGTCTCATGGGCGCCGCAGCCTCCGCGTCGTGGAAGGTCTATGAGACCCGCGGTAAGCGCAGGCGCCGGGAGTGGGAGGCCCAGGACGGCCACCCCTACCAGAAAACGATCGAGTGGCCCAACGAATACATCTCCCAGGCGCAGATGATCGCGCACAGCGTCCTTTCGATCTGCTGCGGGGGGAACGCCCTCTGGAAGGTGATCTACACCGGGAGGCGGTCCGATCTGATGCCGGCCGAGCTCGAACCGATGTCGACCGCGCTCTGGCGGCCGGTCCCGGTCATGGAGTACGGGGCGCGGAAGATGGTCGAGCGGCGCGAGGGCGGGATGGAGCCGGCCCGGTGGATCGAGGGCTACCGAAGGATCGACCGTCCGAACCTGCCGCTGGTCGAGCACTGGCGCGTGGTTCACGCCCAGAAGGTCGACGCCTCACTGGTCTGGGGGACGTCCCCGATGCGCCCGCTTGCTCCGATCATCAACATGGTGCGGGCCATGATCGCATGGAACGAGAGGCTGCCGAACAATTTGATGGTGCCCGCGGGTGCGTTCACGGACACGACCGCCAAGACAACCGAGCAGATCCAGACGAAGGCGAGGTTGTTGGCGGCGCGGTTCGCCAACCCGGAGAACGCTCGCGTTCCCCTGGTGATGGGGCCGGGGTCGACCTGGCAGCCTATGGCCCTCACTCCGGTGGAGTGCGACTGGGATGCCTCCCTAACGCTCTCCAGGGACACGGTGGCGAACGTCTTCAACATCAGCCCGACGCTGTTCGTCTCCGACGCGAAATACGCGAACCTGGAGAGCGGCATGGCCCACCTCCTGGAGTTCGGCGGCGCCGACATGCTCAAGCTCCTGGAGGACGCCTTCAACCGCGCGTTCGTCCCGTTCTCGCGGCGCGGGGAGATCTACATCGCCTACGACCTCTCCGGGGTGCCGGGGGCCAAGGACACGCTCCCGCAGCGGCTGGAGGCGGCCGAGAGGGGCCGGAACATGGGTATCCCCGTCAACAGCGTCATCGTCGGCATGGACCTCCCCTTTGAGTCGGTCGAAGGCGGGGACGAGCCTCTCGTTCCCGGGACGCTCGTCCCCCTCAAAAAGCTGGTCGCCGAGGACACCGCGGACCCGCTCGTCGAGGGGGAGGCCGAGGGCCTGCCGAGTGCCGCCACCGATCTGGCGGTCGAGGACCCAGCGAGCGAACAGCCGACGCCCAACTAAGGGGAGCGCACATGGCCGAGGTGAGATACATCGACCCGATTGAGTTTCAGGGGCGCGGCTACTTGCAGGAGATCAATCGACTATTCCTGCATCCCCTCGGCATGGCCTTGGAAATCCAGAAAGCCGAGTCTGGCGTATGGGAGTTCCGCGGCGTCTGGGACTGCCGCGACGATCCGGAGGGCATCGCCTTTGACGACGAGCCGAGCGCGGAAAGGGCGGCCATGGTCGAGGCCGAGCGGGCGGAGAAGGCCGCCGCACGGCTCGCATCGTTGGGGTTCGACGTCCAGCCTGTCGGCGCCCCGGAAGTTGACACACCGGCTCCGCCGGTAGAAACTTGAGGCCGACATGCTCAGCATCCCCATTGAGGTAGAGCTCGCCGCAGACACCGGCCGGCGCGAGATTACGGCCTACGCTGCCGTCTTCGGCAACCGGGATCTCCAGGGCATGCGGGTCATGCCGGGCGCCTTCTCCAAATCGGTCGCCGAGCGCCTCCCCCAGGGCCAGATCAAGCTCATGCGGAACCACGAGCAACTGCTAGGGGTAGTCCGGCACGCCGAGGAGGATGGCTTCGGCCTCCTGACCGTCGGCTACGTGAGCAAGACCACCAGCGGCGATGACTGCTTGGAGATGGTCAAGGATGGCACGCTCTCCCGCTACTCCTTCCGGGCGAAGATCATCCGCGCTTCTGTCTCGATCGACGGCGAGGACCCGGATGGCTACCCGATCGAGACGCTCGACCTGAAGGAGTTGGGCATCAAGGAGTGCGGGCCGGTCGACCTCGACCCGGCCAACCCGCTCGCCACCATCCTCGCCGTCAAATCGCTCGAAGCCGACATGCTCGACAACTTGAGCGAGCTGCCGTACGTATTGAAGAGCTTCACCCTGGCCCGGAAGAGCGCGAAGCTCTCGGCCGATGAACGGCGCGTCGCCCTGACGCTCCTCCGTCTTCATGAGGAGCTGGGAGCCCAGAGCGGCACGCTCAAGGCACTGCTGGCGCCGGAGAGTGGCACCTCGCCGAAGGCGACGCCGCCCGAATCCACCCCCGCGGAAGCCGAGAAGAAGCAACCCGACCTGTCCCCGCTCCTGGAATCCCTCCGGAAGCGCGGCCGGATCGCGGCCTAACTCTCAGCACCCGCACCGCGCGGGGGAAAGGGCCGGCACGATGCCGACCGTCGAAGAGATCCAAGCCGAAGTCATCGCGAGCAACGCCGATGTCAACAAGACGCTCGCTTCGATCAAGAAAGAGCTGGACGCCAACAAAGCCGACCTGGAGGCCATGAAGGCCCGCGGCGAGCGGCCGGAAGCGTCGGCTGAGCACGGCAAGAAGATGGTCGAGCTGGAGAAGAGCCTCGACGACAACCTGAAGGCCATCGCCGAGGCGCAGAAGGAACTGGTCGCCGTCAAGGGCGACCTCACGAAGCGCTGGGAGCAGATGGACGAGCTCCAGAAGGCCCTCCAGCGCGGCGGTGGCATGCCGGGCGGCGACGGCGACACCTACAAGACCGCCGGCGAGCGGCTCCTGGAGACGATCGAGGGCGCCCGCGCGAGCTTCGAGTCCTACGGCAACGGGACCACCCGCGCCAACTCCCTCCCCACCCTCGCGATGAAGAGCTTCGGCCAGGAGCCGGCCTTCATGGGCGTGCCGGCGGCCGAGGTCCGCAAGGCTCTCGGCACCACCGCCTCCCCCAACTTCATCTCGCCGCTGTTCGTGCCCGGATACATGCCGCTCACCCGCCGGTCTCTCCGCATCCGGGACCTGATCCCCATGGTGCCGGTCGACCGCCAGCACATCGTCTACATCCGCCAGAAGGGTTTCACCGGTCTCACCCCATCTGCCGTGACCTCGATCACCCAGACCGGGGGCCTCGCGACGATTACACAGACCGCCCACGGCTACGATGACCACGACCGCATCCAGATCGCCGGGGCGAACCAGGCCGGTTACAACATCGCCGGCTACATCAAAGTGCTCAGTGCCAACACCTACACGATGGCGGTCGCGAGCGGCACCGTCTCACCCGCCACCGGTACCATCACGGCCCTACGGATGAACAACTACGGCTCCTCGGACTTCGTCGCGGAGGGTGCGCAGAAGCCCGAAGCCCAGATGTTCTTCGAGGAGAGGACGGCGAACGTCCAGGTCATCGCCAACTACATGAAGCTCACCCGGCAGGTGCTCGCCGACATGCCGGGCCTGCGCCAGGGCATCGACTCCGATCTGATCTACGGCATTCTCCGCAAGGAGGACATCGCGCTCCTGTACGCGACGGGCACTGGCAACCAGATCTCGGGCCTCCTGACCGACCCGGATATCCAGGCCTATAAATGGAGCGCCGGCACCCACGGCGACACGAAGACCGACGCCATCCGCCGGAGCCGCACGCTCCTCGAGCTTGCCGACTTCGAGGCGTCGGGCGTCATCATCCACCCGACCGTCTGGGAGGGGATCGAGCTGGAGAAGTCGACCACCGGGGAGTACATCTGGGTGGACAGCGAGTCGTCCATGACCGGCCTCAACCCCTACGCGGCCGGCCAGAGCCTCTGGCGGATGCCTCTGGTCGTGACCCGCGCGATCAAGGCGGACACCTGGCTCGCAGGGGACTTCGCCCGGGCCGCTACTCTCTACGACCGCGAGCAGGCCAACATCCGGTTCGCCGACCAGAACGAGAACGACTTCACCAACAACCTGGTGACGGTCCTGGGTGAGGAGCGGCTCGGTCTCGCCGTTCGGCGCCCGGAGGCCTTCGTCGCCGGCACCTTCGACAACGCCCCGGCGTAAGGGCGGAGTCCTCGTGGAAGAGAAGCACGGCAGCGTAACGATCGACAAAGCTCCGACCCTGGGGCCGGAGCCCCCTCACGACCCATGGAGCGGCGTGCGGTTCGCGCCGCGGGAGGTAGAAGTCATGCCGGAGAAGACGATCAAGATGAAGGCACTCAAGGCCCATATGGGGCCGGGCGGGGGCGTGCTCGCCGTGGACAGCGAATACGAGCTGACATCGGAGCACGAGGCGCTCGACCACGTAGCGAAGGGCATCGGGGAGCGTCTCTCCCCGCCCCCGCCGCAGGAGGGCGAGGAGCCCGCCGACGACGGCAAGGCGGCGGCGGACGGGCCGTGGACGCTCAACATGGAGCCCGACGCCTATCTGGCGAAGTACGGCGACGACAAGAAGTTCAGCGCGGCCGCCCACGCCGAGCTGGCCCGCCGCGAGGCGGCCGGCAAGGTCGAGAAGAAGTAGGTTTCCCCGGGCCGGGCGGAAGCACCGCCCGGCCCCTTCTCGATTTCTCCTCATGTAATCGGCTCGTCGGGTGTCCCTCCCCAAAACGGCGTAACATGCTGGCGGACCACGGCTTAGCTCATGTGACCGACCGAGCCGCCTGTAAAAATGTCCCGAAATTATTCCTGAATCCACGTTTCCGCCGGCTGCTACACTCCCACCCGTGCCCCTCGCCTTCCCGATCCCGCCCGAGCAGCGGGTGATCCGCGCCTACACCGGCCGCGCCGAGCAGCCGATCCGCACCGTCATCGTCACGGCGGCCGAAGAAGCCCAGGCCGAGATCGACCTATCGCTCCTCGCCCGGATCTTGGCCGGCGGGGCGGTCGGCTACGGGAGCCTCCGGGCCGCGGTCGCCCTGGACACGCTGCTCGGCCGGCTGCAGGTGGACCTCGTGCCGCTCTTCGAGGATCTCATCCTCCGGGCCTCCATGGCTGGCGAGCTCGTCTTCGCCGAGGGGCTCGACCTCCCCCCCGTGGACCTCGGCCTCTTCCGTGCCGGCGCCACCCAGGCCGCCCGCGACCTTGTGGGGGACCTCATCCAGGGCATCGGCTCGGGCCAGCTTGAGGCGGTCCGCTCGATTATCGCAGAGGGCTTCTCGGCCGGGCGGACGGTCGAGGCGTCGGCCAAGCTCATCCGGGATGTGGTGGGGCTCGACGTCCGGCGGGCGAACGCGCTCTCCGCCTATCAGGCCGAGCTGGAAGCGGATGGTCGCCCCCCGGAGCAGGTGGCCCGCATGGTCGCCCGCGAGGGGCGGAAGAAGCTCCGGTCCCGCTCCCTGGTGATCGCGAGGACGGAGACGATCCGGGCAGCCTCCGAGTCCCAGGATCTCATCTGGAAGGAGGGGGTCCGCGCCGGCCAGATCGACCCAAACGTCTGGGAGCAGGAGTGGGTGCCGATCCCTGGGGCCTGCAAGGCGATCTGTCTGCCGCTCAAAGGGGCCCGTGCGCCGATCGGCGGGACGTTCCCGGGGCGCGGAGGAAAGGGGCCGCCGGCACACCCTGCATGCCGGTGTGCTCGGCGGCTCAGGAGGAGGGGACAGCGCTAGGCGGGGTCCTGCGGTCGGTGGGGCGGGAGGCTGGGTGGGGTGGGCAGAAACCCGACGAAGCAACGGCACATCTGGTGGAGACCTAGGGAGATCGGGCGTCGACGGAGCGCGGCCAATCGTTCGGCCGCGCCCGCCAGTTTCCTGGCTCGATCGACTTCGCGGAAAAACGGCATGGCTGGCGGGCTTCCCGGCTTGAAGGACGCGCGCGCCTCTTCCATGGAGATGCCGGCCTGGGCAAGGGCGCGCTTCAGGATGCGATCGGTGAGGGAGGGGGTCATGGCGTGGCCTCGCTCTCCGCGTTGGCCTGGGCTTTCCGCTCGCCCCACGCGACATCGAAGCCCAGGCAAGCAGCCTCTATGACTTCCCGCGCTGACCTGCCGAGACAGGTACCGCATACATCGACAGACATCCACTCTACGGGGTGCGAGACGCCCTTTTCGTCCTCCGCGCCGGGGAGCGTGACTACGAGCTGGGCGACGTCCTCCAGGGAGCACAGTTCGCCGCACGAATCGCAGCGGAACGCTCTCATGCCCCCTCCAGCAGCCCGAGCACGGCGGTGGTGACGGGATGGTCCGGGGCCAGGCGGTAGTAAATCGTCTGTGCCTCGCGGCGGGGGATCACGATGCCCCACGCCTTCATCTTGGCGAGGTGCTGGGAGACGCCAGAGAGGGTGACGTCCACTGCTTCGTGGATCTCCCCGACGCTCATCTCCTTCTGGGCCAGGTGGGCCGCGATCGACAGTCGGGTCGCGGTGCCGAAGACGTTCAGTTGCTCCGCGAGCTGCCGGACCTTTTCGGGGTCAATCTTCTTCATCGTCGCTCCCTTCGGTGAGGCGGCGGTTGGCTAGAGCAGCTTCAGGAGGAAGCTCTCGGGCGTGCGGCTCGGGTCGTCGGTGGTCACTTCGACGTTGTGGCCGCGCTCGGCAAGCCGGAGGGACATCTCCTCGCAGCTCACCCGCGCGATCTCCATAGGGAGGTCGGAAACGCGGACTGTGGCGCCGACGCGCTCGCCTTCGAGGAAGGCCGCGATCTGGCCGTAGGGGTCGTGGTGGAAGTGGACGGGTGAAGTCTGTACGCGCTCTAGTTTCATGGTGCTGGAATTCCTCGGGTCGTTGGTGGGTGGCTCAACCGGCCGGCACTCGCCCTGGTCGAGGACGCAGGGCCGGCCGTCTTCCGTGCACGGGGTACACGAGTCGGGGCGGGCGGTCCGGCAGCCCGCAAGGGAGAGGACCGCCAGGGTGAGGGTGCAGGCGAGAGCGGCGCGGTTCATCGTTCAACCTCCACGCGGGAGAGGATTACCCGCCAGTCGTTTTCGGGAACGGGCGAGTCGGCCGACTCACCGTGCCTGCCGGAGTTCCACCTGTAAAGTCGGCAGGTGAACGCACCGGGGGCGGCGTCGGCCGTGGAGCCTCGGCCCGCTGCGATGCCCCAGACCTCGATTACCCGCTCCGGGCGGGTCATGGGCGGGCCTCTATTCTGCCGCCCCAGCGAGACCACGGCTCACGGTGTTTCATCGCGCCAGGCGTTTCGAGGAAAAGGACAACCTCCGTTCCGGGGGCGAGGGCCAGAGCGCGGGCCCGGACCGGAATCGCTATGCCGTGTTTCATGTGGCCGAGCGCCGTCGAAAACCGGGAGTTGTGGATCAGCACGGTTGCGGCGAAGGACCCTCCGGACGCCAGGACATCCGCGGGGTGGGAAACCAATTCGCCGAGGCGATAGGTCACCTCGACCTGAACATCGAGAACCCAGCCCGGGCAACCCCTGGGGTGGTGAATGATCGTGTTCGCCATATCCACAAGCTACCACGAACAAACAGCGAACGCAATAGGGACGCAACAATAGAAGAATGTGCTAGAGTCGCAGCATGGAATCCCCCCGAGTCACCGAAGCCGACCGCCTCCCGGCCCTGATCGCAGCCGGCGCCCTCTTCGTCGCCAACCACAGCGGCGGCAAGGACAGCCAGGCGCTGCTCATCCGCCTCCTGGAGGTGGTGCCCGCCACCCAGGTCCTGGTCGTGCATGCCTCCCTCGGGGAGGTGGAGTGGCCCGGAGCCCTGGAGCACGCCCAAGCGCAGGCCGAGGCGGCCGGGCTCCCCTTCGTCGTGGCCCGCTCTGGCAAGACGTTCTTCAACATGGTCGAGCACCGCTTTAAGGTGCATTCATCTCATCTTCTCGAACCTCAAGGCATGGCTGAACGGGGTGCATCACGGCGTAGGGCAACAGCACTTGCAGGCGTACCTGAACGAGTTCACCTTCCGATTCAATCGGCGCTTTTGGCCTATGAACAGCTTCCGCTCGCTCCTCGGTCTGTCTGCCGGAAGCGAAGCGCCGACCTACAATGCTCTCTACTCTGGAGAGTGGGAGCACCCGAGCTTCACGGAGGTAACGGTATGAGGAGTTCAAGTTTTCCTCAAGTCAATCACGGCTTGGGCGACAACCGGATAGGCATGCTCCCGGGCTTGTAATTGGCCGGCGGTGGTGCTACAGTAAGTCTGCCAGATAGCACCGGGGTCGCCAGATCCCATTGATTGCTCTGTCCGGACTCCCCGGGGTGGCCCCCTCGGGGATGTCCGGGTC